ACAACATCTTTTAAGTTCTGGTGCTGGTAAAACAAATGTTTTTGAAACAGCGGCGGCTGGTGGAAAACTTTTGCAAGTTGTTACTGCAACAGATTCAACATCAAGAAGTACAACATCAACTTCATACGTTACTGGATCTAGCACTTTAGATCTTGATATAACACCAGCGACTACATCCAGCAGAATATTTATAACTTGTTCATTTTCTAATAATAAAAATAGTGGATATATGTCATTAACAGTTTTTAGAGATGGTTCTGCTATTACTGGTGCTGGGAATTTAGCTGAACCTAGATTTAATAGTGGAGATTGGCAGTCAATGAATGGATTTAATTGGCTAGATTCACCAGAAACAACATCATCTGTAGAGTATAGAGTTTATATGAAATCGTCTGAAGGTAGTAATGCATCTTATCTAAACTATAATTCTACTACAGGAACTATAACAGCATTTGAAATAGGAGCATAATGATAACAATTATTGACGCAATTTTAAATATAAATCCATTAGCACAAGTAAGTATTAGTGCTGATGATATTGATACTTTAGTTTGGGAAAATGGAACAACTCCAATTTCTAATGAAGATATTTTAGCAAAACAAACAGAACTACAAGCAGAATATGATGCTAAACAATATCAAAGAGATAGAGAATTAGCTTATCCTCCAATTGGAGATCAATTAGATATGCAATACTGGGATAAAGTAAATGGTACTTCTACTTGGCAAGATGCTGTTGCTAAAGTGAAGTCAGATAATCCTAAACCATAATAATATAAGGTCTTATGCTGCAAAAATTAAGATTTCAACCAGGATTCAACAAGCAAGTCACAGCAACGGGCGGCGAGGGCCAGTGGATAGGTGGTGACTATGTCCGTTTTAGATATGCCACACCTGAAAAAATAGGAGGTTGGGCTCAATTGGGAGATTCTACTCTTACAGGAAGAAACACAGCACTCCATCATTTCGTTAATGCCAGTGGAATTAAGTATGCAGCCCTTGGTACAAACAGATTTTTATATATATACTCTGGAGGAGCATTCTATGACATTACTCCTATTAAAGCTACAACAACATTAACAAGCGCCTTTACAACAACAAATGGCGATGCAACAGTTACAATAACTTTTGCATCGGATCATAATATTACAAAATATGACATTGTTCGTTTGGATAATTTTTCTACTATCACTGATTCTGATTTTGGCTCTTCTGATTTTGACGATACTAATTTCATGGTAGCAACCGTTCCAACTGCTACAACAATTACAATTGAAATGGGATCTAATGAATCTGGATCAGGAGCTAGTACTTCTGGTGGAATAAGAGTTCAACATTTTTATTCAATTGGACCTGCGGTTGAAGAATCAGCTGCTGGTTGGGGACTAGGTTTATGGGGAGGTACTGTAGCTGGTGAAGCTTTTGATACTCTAGATGGAGCATTAACTTCAGGTTCAACAAGCATTGTTCTAGATAATTCTGCATCGATGCCTGCTTCAGGAACTGTTTTAATAGATAGCGAACGAATTGCTTATACAGCCAATGCTACTGGAACAGGAACTTTATCAGGATTAACCAGAGGATCAGATAACACAACAGCTGCTAGTCACTCTGATGGAGCAACGGTTACCGATGCATCGGATTATACGAAATGGGGTGCATCACAAACGGGAGATATTGTAACGGCTCCAGGACTTTGGTCCCTGGACAATTTTGGAAATAAACTTATTGCAACTATATTTGATGGTGCAACTTTTGAATGGGATTCAGATGCAAGTAGTGCAACATCAACTAGAGCAACAATAGTTGCCAATGCACCAACAGCAGCAATACAAACTTTAGTATCCACTCCCGATAGGCACTTAGTGTTTATTGGAACGGAAACAACTATTGGTACGACATCAACTCAGGACGATATGTACATACGTTGGTCAGATCAGGAGAGCATCAATGCTTCAACTTCATATACGCCTTCAGCAACCAATACTGCCGGTACACAGAGACTGGCCGACGGAACACGGATCGTTGCAGCGATTAGAGGTCGGGATGCAATTTACATTTGGACCGATACATCATTATTTATTATGAGATTTGTTGGCGCTCCTTTCGTATTTTCATTTCAACAAGTGGGGACTAATTGTGGATTAATTGGAAAGAATGCAGCTGTTGAAGTAGATGGTTCTGCTTACTGGATGTCAGAGAATGGTTTCTTTAGATACACTGGTAAACTGGAATCATTGGCATGTCTTGTTGAAGACTATGTTTATGATGATTTAGCAACCGTTCCGAAACAACATATATATGCTGGATTAAATAATCTATTTGGTGAAGTTACATGGTTCTATCCAGGAAGTGGTGCTGCATCTAACAATAGATCGGTGACTTATAATTATATGGACTCCACACCGGAACGACCTGTATGGACGACAAGTACATTAGCAAGATCAACATGGTCTGATTCACATATATTTGGAAAACCACATGCAACAGAATATGACTCAAGTGCTACAAGTGATACCACAGTTGGTAATACGGATGGTGTTACAATTTACTATGAACATGAAACAGGTGTTAATCAAATTAAAGCAGGAGCGTCTTCAGCAATTGCTGCAAGTATAGAATCAGGTGATTTTGATATATCTGTGAGCCAAGGTGGTGGAGCAGATTTAAGAGGAGATGGTGAGCACATGATGAAAATTAGAAGAGTGCTTCCTGACTTTTTACAACAAACAGGTGATGCAAGAGTTACATTAAACTTAAAAAATTATCCAACGGACTCACAGGCTAGTTCATCCTTAGGTCCTTTTTCATCTACTACAACTACAGATAAAATAGATACAAGAGCACGCGCACGTGCTATATCATTGAAGGTTGATAATACAAGTACCGGACAACACTGGAAACTTGGAACGTTTAGATTAGATATACAAGCGGATGGAAGAAGATAATGCCTTTTAAATCAGAAGCACAGAGACGATACTTATGGGCCAACGAACCAGAAATCGCAAGAGACTGGGCGGATACTTATGGAAGTAGAATTCAAAAAGAAAATGGTGGGATTATGAGATTAGGTTTTCAGAATGGAAATAATGTGGATGATGAAAATCCATTTTTGAAATTGTTTAAAGAAGCAAAAGAAAAAGGAAGAAAAGCAAAAGATTACCTTTCGAACATGGCATGGAGTATGCCTTTTTCTCCCATGGGAATTTTATCTATGATTGCTGGAAAAGCAGATAGATTTCCTAGTCTTTCAGGAATAGATCAAGAATTTATTACAAATCAAATGCAAGCACAGGGAATTGATCCTGTTTCAGGATTATATAAAGATCCTTTTGGAATTAATATTAGAAGTTTATTTGGTAATTATGCAGATTATAATGTTAATAGACTCGAAAAATTAAACCAAATATTACATAGAAAAAGATTAGAAGACCCTGGTTTTATGTGGAAGCCTACATCTTTCTTGGGTAGAGAATATAAATATAGACAGGGGCTTGATCAAGAGCAACAAGGTATAAAAACTAGAATACAAGATCAATTATCAGATGCAGCTAAAAGACAGGAAGCTGCTGGTGGAGATGCTGGATATACATTAAATCAGTTACAAGATCCTAAAGGAGATTATGCTGCAGCAAGAGCAAGAACTGCAAGTAGAAAAACAGATAAGGCTATAGGACAAGGTGGGGTCTATGGTTTAGCTAGAGGAGGCTTGGCAAGTTTATGGCAAGAATAGTACAATCATTAACACAACCACTAGAAAAATACGATCAACAGATACAACAATCATTTGTTAGGGACGTTGATAGTATAGTACAAAAATTAAACACATCCTTTCAACAGGATTTAAAAGACGAGGCGGAAGCGGAAAGCTTCTTTATGGCATAATGGCTAATACATTCGTAAACAAAAAGGTAGATTTAACGAGTACGTCAGCTACTACATTATATACAGTACCCACAGCAACAACAGCTGTTATTAAATCTATACTCGTGTCCGAAGATTCAGGGAACGCGGATACTATAACAATTACAGTAACCGATACTGATGATGCTGTTTTCAGTCTTTTTAACGTTAAAGCAATCTCGGCCAGTGGGACATCAGAATTATTATCTGCGCCCTTGGTGGTTCAGGAGAGTGAAGTGATAAAAGTAACCGCAGCAACGGCTAATAGATTACATGTCGTATTGTCTGCGCTCGAAATTAAACCTAGGATCGTTACATCATAGGCTTGATTTCTATGTATAAACAAAGTAATATTATAAACCCAGGTGAAATTCCTGCCTTTAACAATTAACACAAAATTATGGCTATAGATAGAACAGGAATATCATCACTAGACACGGGAGCATCGGACATTACCTATACAGGTGAACAAGGTCCTAAATCTCCAGATCAACAATTAATGGCTTCTGCTGATCCTATGTTAGTAGAAGAATACGAAAAATACGTTTTTGAAATGGAAGAGCAAGGAATGCAACCAATGTCATTTAAAGAATTCGTTCAACAAATTATGTCAGGTATGGCTGATGGCGGAATCGCGAGAATTGGATTATTTAGAGGAGCTTTAGCAGATACTAGAAGAGGTATAGCGATGTCTCCAGGAACAAGCGCTGATTATTCACCAGGACAAGGTCATAGAGAAACAAGAGAAAGTAGAGGTGGACCACCAGGAATAACTACAGCACCAATTCATATACCAACAGTAGCACCAGATATACCGGATAGAGATGGTTTTGAAAGAACTGATGGTGGTAGATATTCAACAGACACAAGAGAATTGATAGCGGCTAAAAAGAAAAGAGATTATTTTGCTAGTTTACTAGGAGATGATGATGAAACAGATGAAGATAATATTAGTAATCTTTATGCTGATATTTCTCTTCCTAGTGGTCTTACAACTTATAAACAATTTAAAGAAATGACACATCCAGATGCTTATCCTGAGCTTAAAGATCCATTTATAAAAGAGGGATTAACCACGCCAGAACAACAAGAAGAATTTTTTGAAAAATATGGTCCTGACTTAAAAATACAAGGCGGAAAATATTTACGGGGCTCACCCACTATTACAAGTGAGACAATGATGAAAGATAAACTTATACCTGATACTAGAAATTGGTTTAAAAAGATGTTCTTTAACGAAGGCGGAATCGCGAGACTGGGATATCAAAGAGGACAACTCGTTCAACCCGGACCAGGAAGACCTGGTTATCAAGGTAGATGGAGTGATCCAGGTATGTCACCAGGAACTTCAAGAGAGACTGGAGGTGGTAGAGGTGGACCACCAGGAGGTGGATCTCCTCAAATGACTTATACAGCACCACCAGTATCTTACCAACCACCAACAAGATCACCACAAGAGTCTGAAGCAGCAGAAGCTGTTGTGCGACAGGCTCAAGCTCAAGCAGCAGAAGTGGCTGCGCAACGAGCAGCGCAAGCTAAAATAGAATCAATTCCAAGACTAACAGCAGAACAAGCAGCAAATATGGAAAATATAATTGCTATACCACCAGAAAAAGAAGTAGTTAGAACTCCTCATGATCAGAGTATAGCATATTATCAAAGACAACCAGGTATAGAAATATCTGGAAGTAAAGAAGCACAAGATAAAATAAAAAGAGACGTTGAAAATCTTCAAAGAATAGTACCACCTGGCAGTACTGCACAAGATTATGTAAATATATATAGAGATCCTTCTCTTGCAGGCGTAACTGGTGACGGCGGTGACGGCGGCGGCGATCAAGGAATTATGTCTGCTCCAGTAGTAGCAGAAACAGCAGCAGCAGAAGCGGCAGGAACAGATCTTGCAGCAGTAAGAGAAGCTGCAATAGCAGAAGCAGAAACAAAAAGCGGATTGCCTTTTGAACATTATGCTGTTAGAGCAGATGCAAGTCCTGAAGAAGAAAAATTTATGAGAGAACATGGCGCAGCAGCGTCGATGGTAGGCCGGGAAGCATGGCCTATATCACCCGTGATGGATCCTGATAGGATGTCAGAAATAAGAAATCAGCAGATAGCGGCAGGCGTTCCGGAAGAAGCACTTATAGGTAATTTTGATTTTAGAATGACCACCGCTGCAGATGGTGGAAGAATTGGGTATTACGATGGTGGTACAACAAGACAAAGATACGGTTTAGGAAGTTTAGTTAAGAAAGCATTTAAAGCTGTTAAGAAAATTGCGAAGAGTCCGGTAGGCATGGCAGCACTAATGACTATTGGTTTACCTGCTTTAGGTAAATTTGGAGCAGCTAAAGGTTGGGCTGGATTTGGACCAGAAAGTTTCTTAAGCACTTTAGGAAAGCAAGGATGGAAAACAGCTTTGATGGGACAAAAAGGTATTCCTGGAGTTCCAGGTCAAGTAGGAAAATATGCAACACGTAGTCTTTGGGATAGAATTAAAGACAATCCTTTACCATGGATAGGAGGTTTATCAGCACTTCCTTTCTTAACTCAAGGAAGAGGTGAAGACGAACCAAGTTGGGCAGGAAATTATGGAGAAGGAATAGATCCTGAAGCAATAGCAAGAAAAGTTTTAGCAGGTGGTGTAGATCCAGCAGAACTTAGATTTGTACAACCACATCTTCGTGCAGCTCAAGGCGGAAGAATTGGATATCAGGATGGACGATCAGTTAGATCATTAGCTTTAAATCAACTGTATGGAATTGCACCTAAAAGAAAAATGGCTCAAGAAGGCGGGCTCATGGATATGGGTGGCATGGAAAAAGATTATAGAGAAGAAGGTGGATTTGTACCTATTGGTGGACAAGAACGAGCAGATGATGTACCAGCAAGATTAAGCAAAAATGAATTTGTATTTACAGCAGATGCAGTCCGTGCGGCAGGCGGAGGAGACATCGACAAAGGCGCTGAAGTAATGGAAAACGTTATGAATAACTTAGAACAAGGCGGACAAGTATCAGAAGAATCTCAAGGATTAGAGGGCGCAAGAAACATGTTCGCTACAGCGCAAAGATTAGAAGGAGTATTATAATGCCAGGAATAGCAGATTTAAAAAGACCAGGATATCAAGCAGGAACAGCAGTCACTCAGATAAGACCAGATCAATTCATTCAAGATAT